TCTATAGCTAATACATTACCAGTAGAAAACCCATGAGCTGTAATAGTTACTGTGACAGTTGTTCCTACTCTACTATATGTTCCTGTTTTTGTACCCAAACTTCTAATAGTGTATTGTTTTGTGGCTACAAAAGAGCCTGCTGTTACATTATATGCGGTATCTATACCTTCTAAAGATGTGCCAGTTGTAGCAAGAGTACCTAGATAGTCTACGTCTGTATCAGCACTAGACCATTTTTGTGTTTGGAAGTTATATATAAGTAATTCTCTAGCACCAGATACGTTAGTATAGTTCCAAATAACTAGGTTACGTTCAGGGTCTATACTTGATGATATAGTATCTATGTCCCCAATGTTAGCGTTGTTAAAGAAAAACCTGTCTACCTTTTCTGCACCAATAGGGGTGACTTGTTGTCCGTTACATGAATAGAATCCGTCATCTGCTAAGAAGTAAGTAACTCCACTATACTGAGCTACAGAGCCACCCTCTAAACATCCTATGTTACGACTAATTGTGTCAAACTGAAAGAAGAATGGTGAACCAACGTATGACATTCTAACAATAGCTTTTTCTAAGAATATTAGACCATACTCGCCACCTGTGATTGCATTTATATCCCCACCATCTGGAATTTCTTGGAAGTCACTTTGTGATGCACCACCTGAAGTCCAATCCTGAGAATCGTTTATATCACTCCATTGGACTCTTGCTGGATTTGTGCCTCCACCTATATTTGCACACACTACAAAATCACGAACAACTGTTACAAACTTAGCAACAGGAGCTGCTGCCGCTAAATCACCAAAATAACTAGATGCGTTTAAATCATAATATTGCACTTTCTCAGAACCATTGGTAGCGATAGCATAATTACCAAACTGTATAAATTGCCATCTATATGTGCTTGTATAAGCACCTGCTATAACTGTGCCAGTAGCTGCTGCACTTGTAATATTTGCGTTTACTTTAGCATAAGTAAAAGTAGTAGAAGTAGGCACAGTAGTAATAACATAAGAACCATCAAATACATTGTCACTTGCGTCTACTGTTACACTATCGCCTGTGCTATAACCATGAGCAGCAGCAGTAGTGATAGTAGCTACATTAGATGTTAAGGCTACATTGCTTATCGTTCTTGCTGCACTTTTACTTACATTATCTAATGCTAGGCTAGATGAATCTAGTTTAAATAGTTTAGTAAGACCGCCTGAAAATAAAGTAACATCATTATCTACCTTAGCAGCAAATACGTTAGTTAAATCTTCAGACGCACTTGCAGAGTAATCTACTGCTGACTTAAATGCACCATATCCTACAGCTAAAGGAATAACATTGTTAGCCTCTGATACTGTGTCTAATATAGATGGTTGGTCAGGTAACCAATCTTTAAAAGCTATGCGTTGTGTAGGCATTATGCAGATTTCACTACTTGATTAATGATTAAACTAATTGAAGCACTCCCAGATGCTCTAAAAAATTCTAATGTTCCTCCAATAGCTGCTGAAGGAACAGCTACACTCCAAGCACTTCTTGATATCATACCAGAACCACCATCAGTACCATTACTTTCATTACCACCTGTTAGTGTATATGTAAACAATGTTGTACCACCGCTATTTTTAATTCTTACACCTAAAGATGAACCTGCATTGCCTCCCATATAATGAGATGCAGTGCCTAATACCATAATTGTATTAGAAGTAATAGAATAAGATGTTGTTCCTGATGTTATTGAACTAGATGATGATACATCACTTACATTCCATGAAAATGGAGTTGCTGGTGCAGCACTTGTCCATGTATTAGTTGTAGCTGTGCCATCACCTGTGCCTACACCTGTAGCTGTAAATACAACACCAACTGTACTTGCAGATGCACCAATAGACACAAAGTTAGTTGTACCAACTGTAAGAATTGTATATTCAGTTCCTACTACAAATGAACCTGCTGTGACTGTAGATGTGGTTGTTGATGTTAGAACATTGCTTGCACTTCCTGCAGGAATTAATGTAGGGGATGATGTGCCATTACCTAAAAATAAATTATTAAGTTTTAATGTGCTTGCACCTGTACCTCCGTTAGATACAGACAAAGTTCCACTAGCCGCAGACATTTTAATATTAGACGAGCTTACTACAGATCCAGTATCTGCTATTGGCGATATATTTGATGCAGTTCTAGCATAAGTAAATGTGGTAGATGTTGGCACACTTATAATAGTATATGTGCCATTAACAGTAGTTTGTGTTGTAGCAGTTACTGTAACACTATCATTTGCTAAATATCCATGAGCTGCTGATGTAGTAATTGTTACTACATTTGATGTAAGGGCTACACTAGATATTGTGCGTGTTATTTGTACCCCAGTTCCACCTTGAGCAACAGATAATGGTGTTGTAAGACCTGTAATGGATGTAATATCACTATTAGCACCAGATTGAGCTGCACTTAATGCTGTTCTAGCATCTGTTGCAGTAGCTGATCCTGTGCCACCTGCTGTAACAGGAATGGTATCACCTGACGTGCCTGCTTGTAGGTCTTTTAACTGTGCCATTACTGTTCTAATAGCATTGTTTACGTTTGCAGGTGAGCATCCTTCAGCAATGTTAATGTTAGCTATGTCGGTGTTACTTGCAGATGTTGATGAATATTCACTAATTTTTGTCTTTGCCATTTTTTACCCTTGTCTTAACCAAATGTCTGTACTTGGAGTTGTATCAGTCCAAGTTTCTGTTCCTGCTGTAACTGGTGTCCATGTTTCTGCTCCTGCTGATACAGGTAGCCATTCTTCACCTTGTATAACGCCATTAGCTATTATAGTTCCGTTAGCTGTAATACCTGCTGCTCCAATTATAATAACTCCACCTAGTGCAGTTACGTCAGCAAAAGCACTAATGGCTGCAACACCGTCTGCAATATAAAAACCATCTGCTGTAACTGTAGCTGTGCCATTTACAGATGCTTGACCACTATATAATAAACCACCGTTAGCTGTTACAGTTCCATTGGCTGTAATAGATGCTTGACCTGAATTTAATAATCCGCCAAGTGCAGACACACTAGCTGTGCCATTAATATATGCTATACCAAATTGAGATAAACCACCTAAAGCACTAACATTTGTAATTCCATTTATTGCACCATTTACGCTAAAGGTTAAACTACCAGATGTTGTTACTGTAGCAGAAGCTGACATTGAGCCAGATGATGATGTTGTGTAATTACCTAGTCCAGTAACAGTAGCTGTTCCATTTATAGATGCTGAACCTGATATATCAGTAGGACTAGCAGTAAATAGCCAATTAGTGTTACCACCACCATTAGTAGAATTTGCACCTGCATACCAAGTATTTGTAGGTGATGCAGTAGAATTACTAATACTTAAATAGTCTACTCCTGATATTACACCACCACCTGATTTAGCAAGAGTAAATGTGCCACTTGCACCAGTTCTCTGCAATGTAACAACATTTCCTGACGTCCCAGTAATAGTCCAATTTGATACAGTCGTTGTTACGTTTGGAAATATAATGGTATGTGCTACTGTTTTAGTAGATGCTAATGTATCAAATGTATTAGTACCTTGAAAGGTTAATGTAGATGTTCCTGTTGCACCACCTATAGTTAAATTATTATAAGTAAGACCACCACCTGCAAATGTTCTAGCAGTTGTAGTTGTATTAGATAATACAATATTTGCTGTGTTTTTATTAAATGTTAAGTTAGTTATTGTAGCTAAATTCCAAACTACTCCAGTTCCTGATAAAGTCCAAGTACCAGAACCCATTGTAAGTGTTCTTGTGTTTGAGTTGTTACTGTTAAATAAACCAGTAGAAACATTATAATTACTAGCATTAAATACACCAGAAGTTAAAGTCAAAGTATTTGTTACATCTGATGAAAAATTATCCCCCAATAATACGCTAGTGCCATTTGGTTTTTCAATAGTGTTATTAAAATTTAAAGATGCTCCATTACTAGTAATTGTTTGATTAGCTGTACCAATATACAACCAAGCTTGGCTTGTTAATGTAGTAACAGTAACTCCACTTCCTAAAGTTACATTTCCACATATATAATTTGGACGGAATTGGTTTTGTGTAAATGTTACAGCAGAAGTTCTTAATGAAGCATCTATATTTCCTATGAAATAAATTCCAAATTGAATTGATGTAGCTGCTCCAGCATTATCAATTATTGCTGTATCTTGTGGTAATGGAAAATTGTTAATATTGGGCGTTCCACCAGATGTAGTAGCCCAAGCAGTTGATCCCCAAGTTTGACTTCCTGTAAGATTCCAATAAACTGTTTTGGCTGCTGAAAAAGTAATTCCAGAGTTATTTCCACCATCACCAATTCTAGTACCTGATAAAGTACCCATTCCACCAGTTAAGGCTATATCTTTAAAATCCAAATTAACTACAGACCCATTTGAAGCCCAATTTGCCACAGTAAGTGTTCTTTGTGTGCCAAAAGAAGATGATGCAAATACAATTCTTCTAACAGGTGAATTTCCTTGTGCAGTTAAAGTTCCAGTAATAGTTTGATCACTATTAAATCTTATTAAAGCTATACCATTTTGTCCTGATACAGAAGTAATAGTTAAATTTGAAAAAGTATTTTGTCCATTAATTGTTCTGGTAGAGTTATCAATACTTGTAAAAGTAACAGAACCATAAGTTAATCCACCACCAGAAAAAGTTGGAGTGGTTGCTGTAACACTTATTGTGCTAGAAGCACCACTAAATGTTAAGTTTGTGGTTGTTCCAACATCCCAGTTACCTACAGATACAGTAGATGTTCCTAAAGTAATTGACCTTACATTAGTATTTGAACTACTAAAAGTAACACCTGTTGTTACATTATAATTGCTACCTGAAGTGGTAAATGTTCCTCTAGTTACAGTTATATTTCTACTACTTGTATTTAACGCATCACCAAGCGTTACTGTAATTCCAACACCATCTATTGTTACACCACTAAATGTTTTACCAGCGGTTGTAAGTGTACCTGTACCTGTAATTGTTACTGCTCCTGTATGGGTATAGGTTTGACTAATAAATAAAGTAATGCTACCAGCTACAGTAATGTCTGCTGTTCCTGTTATTGTTCCAGTAAATCCTGTGCAGTTAATGGATTTAGCACCTGTGTTACCACCAGCAATCGTACAAGTAACTGCACCTGAAGCAGCGTCAAAGAATACATCGTCAGCAGAAGTAGGAACTGCTTGTCCACCAGCACCACCAGATGTTAAAGCCCACTTACTACCAGCAGTACCATCCCACGATGCTGTTCCCCCTACCCAGTATCTATCAGCCATTACTCTACAATGTCCTCTGTTGGAGTTTCAATAACTTCTTCTGAAGGTGCTGTAATAATAGCAATCCAATTATCTACACGTTCTTGTTTCATAGCTTCTATTTCATCATCTGTAAAAGTATGGTCGTCAGGCAAGGAAATTGCATCACTAAAAACACCATATTCTGTATCAAATGTAAAGTCTATCTTTTTCATTACGCTAATGTAACTGAAAGATTACCTGTAGAAATCTTAAAGATGTCACCAGTGGTAACAGTTTTAGATGTGTCTAATGGTGTATGGTATAAAAGATTGCCTGCTGTAGAAGCATCTCTAATACCAATATGAGTTACAGTTCCCCAGTTTGCTGTGCAAGTTGGAAATGTAATGTCAGCAGTTGTAACTGAAGCACCGTTAGAAGGTGCACCAAATGTAGCCGATTGTCTAGCGTAAGAGCCGCCAGTTACTTCTGTGCCTGTGTCTGCATCTGTAGGGTCTGTTGTATATAATGCTACATATACTGTTGTAGGTGTTGTGTAAGCTGTATTGCGTAGAGTCACGTTGATTAAAGCGTTCTCTAAATAATTACTGATTTCTGCCATGATTTTTTCCTTTTAATTATCGTGTAGCTAATGAAATGACCATTGGTGCGGATGGACTCTCACCAGCGTCATCTGAAGTAGTTAATGAAACAAGACCTCTATCGTATAATGAAGCCCATGTCTGTATTCTTGCATCATTCATAAGATATGGTTCTGCTTCACCTAATGCTGCGTATAATAATAGATCTTGGCAATTAGCTAGAAACACATTGGATGAATTAGATGTACCTAAATAGGTAGGTGATGCGTAGTAAACCATTTTAAGTGTATATGCTGAATCTGGAATAGGTGAAAATTGAAACTCTGAACCCATTGCTGTATAAAATTTAGGTAAACCACTTTCTGTTGCTCTTGTGTTTCTGTAAAAATTACTTGGGTTTTGGTATACAATAGTTTGTATAGGGTTTGATTCTATATGTATGTCACGCATTTCTAGGAAGTCACTAGGTAATGCTACTGTAGCGTCACCTGCTGTAGCAGTTGTTGTTACTACTTTAAGCATAGGTCTAATACGCAAATCACGTCTTAATCTGTTTTCTGCTAATTGAATAAATAATGGGATTTGTGTT